CGTCCGACTGGCACGTCGAATCTCGTACTCGATCGTGCCGTGCTTCGTCTCGATGATGTACGGTTTCTGCTCCGGTTCCTCCAGTACCTTGTTCAGAACTTCAACGTCGCTGTTTCGTGTCATGATTTTTGTAGCCGCGAGAAGTAGTTGCTCAGCGGTTCGCCGATCGCGCTTCGTCGACGACGTCCTCAGAAGGGGATGGGCTCGCCGCCCGACCAGCTGATCGAGACGTTCGACTTCCCGTCGCCCGGGTGCGAGTGCTCGATGTCGTCGATGGTGACGTTCATGATCCGGTAGCCGCCACCGTGCTTCTTGTTCCGGAAGATGAGGCGGTGCTTGTTCTGCGGCGCCTCGTGGAGCTTCCGCTCCAGTTCCTGCTTGGTGCCGTCGTACTCGAGGTCCCCCTCCGTCGAGCGGGCTGCGAGCCCGCGGTCGGGGGCCTTCGAGTCGTCGAAGTTCGACTCGGCCCAGTCCCGGGTGTCGGTCCAGCCCTTGTCCGTGACTGGAACCACTTCGCCGTCGATGACGAGTTCGACGTCGTCACCAGTCTGATTGCGGTCGTTTTCCATGAGTTATCACCCGATCGTGATGGTGGTCTTGAACGTGTCGACGGCCTGTACCGGCGTCACGCCCATCTCGAGGGCGATCGTGCCCTGGGGCGTGTCGTCGACGGGCCGCACGAACAGGTTCACTTCGTTCGGCTGGTTCGGGAGGACGAGGCCTTCGTCGGCCATCCCCTCGAGCTGGGCCTGCGCCTCCTCGGCCGCGATCTCGTCGCGACCGGGCGTGTCCAGCGTGTTCATGATCTGCTGGGCGACCGCGTACACCACCAGGATGGCGCGGTCGACCACGCGGACCGTCTGGAAGTCCGTCTCCCAGTTCTCGCTGGTGTTCGTCGACACCGAGCCGTCGAGGTTGATCGAGCCCTCCTGCTTGATGGGGATGACCTGGGCGTTCCGCAGGTCGTTCCGCTCGCCCCAGTCGAAGAGGGCCGCGTCGTCCGACCCGGACTCGACGTCGACGCCGGAGAGCTGCTCGCCACGGATCGGGTTCTGGAGGTCGTTCCCCGCAGCGACCCCGGCGACCGCGCCGAGCAGCGTGTCCGTCGTGTTGTCCTGGCGGGCCGGCGCGAACGCGAACCCGGGCAGGGAGTCGAGGTTGTCCGCGTACTCCGTCGTGTTGTAGTCCGGGTCCGGCGTCGTCTCCTCGGTGTTGGCGTTCGGCGGCGCGCCGGCGCCGGCCTTCACCATCTTGTAGGCGGGGTCGCGGAGGTTCTCCGCCTTCGAGAAGAGCGTCGACGCGACGGACTCGGCGTCCGTCCCGGCGAAGTACACGCCGGACTCGCCCTCGTTCACGATGGGGTCGGCGGCGTCGAACGCCGCCTGCCAGTCGAGGTACTTGTAGTCGACCTCGAAGTCGGCTGCCGCGTCCGTCTCGATCTCCCCGGACTGCGGGCGGACGAAGGCCGTCTCCGCGCTCTGGGGCGTGTCGGGTGGCGAGTTGTACCGGAACTCGACGTCGTACTCCGTCGGCCCCGCCGGGTCGGTGACGGTGATCTCGTCGACGTCTTCGATGATGGGTGCGTTGTTCAGGGTGAAGGACTGCGTCGCCGCGTCGACGGCCTCGCCGGTCACCGACTGCGTCGACGGCATGACGCCCCACAGATACGCTGTGTTGGCGCCGTTGTCGATGGCCTGCTTCAGCAGCTGGGTGAGGTGACTGCCCTCGCCGAACTGCGTCTCGGCCTCTTCCTTCGCCCCGATCTTCACCGGGCTGTTCGTCTGTGCGTCCCCGTTCGCCGGGTCGCCGCGCGCGAAGATGACGAGCTTCTCTTCGGCACCGATCGAGATGCCTCCGATAGCGCCACCCTCGAGCGTGACCTCGGTTCCGGGGGACTGACCGATTGTAACTACCATGTTGGTTGTGTGGAATGTTGGTTCGCGAGCGATTCAGTACTCCCAGACGATCCGACCGTCGTCGTCCTCGGACATCTCCGACGGCGCCGCGACGGTGACCTCAGTCAGCGCCGGGTCATCCGTGGTGATCTCGTGGTACCACGTCACCGCGAGCTCCTGCTGCCAGCGCCGGAGCCCCGGGCCGGCCAGGTCGTCCATCCGCTGGCCGTTCCCGACCGTGAAGTCCTCGATCTCCTCGACGACACCGCCGTCGCCGTCGGGGAACGGATTCGAGAACAGCGCCGAGTCGTGCGGCAGCAGCGCCTGCTGGAACTCGCCGCCGAGCACCGACGCATCGAGCGCGTCGTTGCCGGCCGCCAGCGTGATCGCGACGTCGATCTGCATCTCCCAGGTCGGCCGGAAGATGCGGCCCTGCTGCTGCCCCGTGTCGTCGGTCAGGTAGCCGGCGAGGTCCGAGTCCCACTCGGTCGTCCGGGGGTTGCTCGGGATGTTGAACGAGACGATCGGCTGCTGGAGCCGGTTGTCCGTCCCCTCGGGGTCGAACTCGTGAGTGATGTAGTCACCACCCGTGAACTCGTCCGAGGCCTCGAGGGCGCGGACGATGGCCTGGAGGACGTCTTCTGGCGTCATTGGAACACCTTCTCGAACAGCTCCTCGATCTCCTCCTGGATCTCCTGGGCGAGGTCGGAGTTCCGGAGCGCGGGCCGCAGGTGCGGCTGGGCCGGCGTCCCCGGGTGGTTCACCGACCGCTTCCGGATCAGCTGACCATCCTCACCCTCGAAGTACAGGAACCCGCCGTCGTCGGCCTCGATGACGTGGGCATCGGTGCCGAACTCGACGTGGGGCCCGTACTCGACCGACGTACCGACCATGTAGTGGGCGGTGTCGACGCGAGCGTACCGGTACGAGTTCCGCAGGTTCCCGGTGTCGACCGCGCCGTGCTTGGTGAGGTTCTGCTTCGTTCGACGCTCGACCCCCGCCGCCGTTGTCTCGACCGCCGAATCGAGAGCGTCGTCGACGAGGCGCTCGCCGTTCTCCAGCTGCTGTTGGAACACCCGGAGCTGTTCGGCGAGCTCGTCGAAGCCGTCGAACGAGGTCATGCCGAGAAGATCAGGTCGCTACTGTCGCTACTCTCGTCCTCCTCGGACGTCTCGATACTCGACCGAAGTGACCGGTAGACCTCATGGACTTCGCGAGCGAACTCCATGGTGTCCGAGCCAGCGCCGCCGTACATCTCGCCCGACAGCGCGTCTTCCGGGTGCTCGGGACCGATGAAGAGGATGTAGCTGGCGTAGGCGTTGGCCGCTCGCGCGTGGAGCGGCGACGGATCGCCGATGACGTCGCCGTCGTTGACGTCCGCCTCGAGCTTGCTCTCGGCCATCTCGGCCGCGTCCAGCTTCGACTCGGTGTCGCCCTCCCAGAGGTCCGGGCCCGTGAGCGGGATCTCGGCGAGCTCGTTGATGTACTTGAGGTCCGATTCGTCCTCGTAGCTCATGGGTCACTACTCGCGGGCCGCGTCGATTGCGTCCTGTGCGGTCGACCGGTCCTCGCCGGCCTCCTCCGCCGCGGCGATCGCGTCGAGCTCGGCGGCCGAGTAGTCGCCCTCGTCGAGGAGCTCCTCGAGTTCGCCGACCGTCTTCTCGGTCGGGTCGAACGGCGGCTCGGCGACGACGTCGTCGTCCTCCTGGTCGTCCCCGGAGGTCGCGTCGGCGCCGGCGCCGGCGTCGCCGTCGACGTACTCGATGTTCGGGTAGGTGTCGTCGATGACTCTCGCGACCGACTCGTCGTCGACGGCGGCGGTCCCGCCCTCGAACTCGAGGACGCCGTCAGGATGCTGGCCGAGGGCCAGCGTGACGTCCTCCTGGTCGGTCGTGAGCTGAAGCTCGTGAGTCATGGACGATCAGCCCTGGACCCGGACGGCGGCCTCGGAGTGCTTGTCGGTCCAGCCGTACGCGGTCTTGATCTTCATCTTGATGGCGTCGGCGTCGAAGTCGGTGGCCTGGTCGGTGTCGACGCCCTGCCACTCGCCCTCGTACCCGAACTCGTCGGTGTCGACGAGGATCGCCTCGTTGGCGCCGACGGAGACGTTGTTCGAGAACATGAAGCGGATGCCGGCGAACTCGCCGAGCTCGCCGTTCTGGACCGCCTCGTCCCCGAGGTCGGTGCCCCGTTCGGCGAGGTAGTTGATGAGCGACTCCTTGCCGGACGGACCGACGAGCGCCATGTCGGCGGTGAAGCCGTCCTCACCGCGCTGGGCGAGCTCGGTCGCGCCGGCGTTGATGTCGGTGAAGCTGAGGGTGCCGTCGTCGTCGCCGACGGCGTTGCCAGTGGGCGCGGCCGCGTCGAGGACCGCGAACGCCGCCCGGTCCAGCTTCTTCGCCATGTTCTTCGCGTGGCCGTCCAGGTGGTCCTGGACGAGGTCGAAGATGTTGTCGTTGATGTCCTCCTCCGGGATCTTCGAGCCCTTCTTGAAGATCTGCCGGGCGATCTCCGGACGACCGTACTCCTCGCGGTCGTAGGTCGTGTCCGCGCCGGGCTCGACCTCTTCGGGCTCGCCGAGCTCCTCGGCGGGCACCGGGATCTGGTAGGTTTCGCCGGCGCCCTCGGGGATCCCTCCAGGCGGGTCCTGGAAGAACTCGCGGACGACGGTCTGTGCTTCGACTCGTTCGGCAGCGACCTCACGAACGGTCGTGGGGTCGACGATCTGAGTGATGTCAGGAAGCGGCATGTCGTATCAGAGTTGTGTGGTGTTGGTTGGCTGCTCGTTCTACAAATCGACGTGGGCGTAGCCGTCCGGGACGTCGGGGATGCCGCCGGGGGCCGCGCCCTCGGCGTACATCGTCAGGATGCCCTTCGCGCTGGTGCCCGCGGCGAGCTGGCCCTCGGTGGCCGAGGCGCCGAGCTCGACGCCCGGGCCGACGCCGGCCGCGACGTTCGCGACGACGGGCCCGCTGTAGGTCACGAGGACGTTGTCCCCGGCCTCGTAGCCGTCTCCGCCGTTGTAGCCGGCGACGCCGTAGACGGTCGTGTCGTTGGTGTCGTCAGCGGTGACGAGTTCGCCGTTCGCGTCGAGCGCGACGGCGTCGCCGCCGTCGAGCGCCTCGGCGGCGGTCCGAGTCTCGGTGTGCTGGGCGTCGCCCTTGTGGGACTGGCCCGGGTTGAGACTCATCAGTCGTCACCTCCGGTGACCTCCGCGAGTTCGGCTTCGAGGCGCTCCTGCTCCTTCTCCGCGAGCGGGCCCTCCTTCTCCTCGAGCTCCGAGAGCTTCGCCTCGAGTTCGGACTTCCGCTCGCGCTCGGCCTCGGAGAGGTTCGCCGTCTCCGTCCCGCTGGGGTCGTTCCCCGAGCGCACGGAGGGCTCGACGTCTTCGGCCAGGTTGGCCTCGTCGATGTCGGCGAGCCACTCGCGCATCTGGTCGAGCGAGAGGTCGTCCTGCAGCTCCTCCGCGCCGCGGGGAACGTGCTCGGCGAGGGCCTCGGCGTAGGCCTCCTCGGCCTCGTCGACGGCCTCCGCCCGCTCGCTCAGTCGTTCGTTCTCCTCCTCGAGTTCGTCGGCCTGCTCTTCGAGGGTGTCGATCCGTTCGGTCTTGTCCGAGAGACGTGCCTTCAGCTCCTGGACGTCCTCGGGGTCGTCGTCATCGCTCATGGATGTCGTTGTAGTAGTGTCGGTCGGCTGGTTCGATTCCGCAGCGGCCGCGGTCTCGGTGTCCGGGTCGTCGCTGGCAGGGTCGTTGTCACGGCTGGAAGAGCTCGCTCCAGCGGGGTCATCGCTCCCGGCGCCGTCAGCGCCGGAGTCCTCGGGGTCGGAGGCCGCGGCCTCCGCCTCCTCGACGCCGTACAGGTCGTCCGGCGCCGCCGACAGCATCGACGACGTCCAGTCCGCGAGGCTGTCGGCAGCCTCCTCGGAGACATCGTCGAAGCCACCGCGGGCCCCCGAGAGGGCGCCGTCGATGGCCACCAGGGCGCGCGTGTTCACCGGCGCGTCGACGCCGGCGCGGAACGGCGCCTTCCAGCTGGACTTCGAGTCTCGCGCCTCGCCGTCGGCGGGCACGAGCGCCATCGTCTGGTCCAGGACGTCCGCAGCGTCGTCGACCTCGGAGGGGTTCGGGAGCTCCGCCTCGACGGCGTCGCCGTCCCACTCGTCATCGGTCCACTCGTCGACGTCCTCCGGCGAGAGGTTCGTCACCTCGTAGGCGCCGCCGGCAAGCGCGGCCGCCTGGGCCTCCTGCCAGTCCTCGATCTCCGCCTCGTCGGCGGTCGCGAGCGGCGGGTGGTCCTCGGGCGTCATCTCGGGATGGCACTCGGGACACCGCATCGTGTTGAACGTCCGCTCGCGATCGCCGCACTCGCGGCACTCGGTCGGCGCGTCCGTCAGGTGCTCGCGGGAGTCCGCAGCGGCCGCGGCCTCGAGCTGCGGCGCCGCCGGGAAGTTCGACAGCGGCCGGAGCGACCCGGGCTTCCGCGCCTTCACGACGTCCGTCTCCGTCCACTCGCCGCCCTGGGTGGGCCGGTAGACGCGGATTACGGCCGCCGGCGCCGTGACGGAGATCTCGTCGTCGTGCTCGGGCCCGAGCTCCTGGTCGCCGCGGATCACCGCGAGGACCCGGCCGTACGCCAGGGTCCCGTTGCCGGTCTGCCAGGCGACGACCGAGCCGTTCGAGAGGTCGTCGATGTCGGCCGCCGCGGCCGACTCCAGGTCGACGTCCTCCTCGCCGGCGAGGGCCGCGTGGACCTCGTCGGGCATCACGGCGAGCGCGGCCGCCTGCCCGGGCTTCGCGCTCGCCGACGGCGCC